GATAGAACAGAAGCACAACTAACACAACAAGCTCAACAAGCATTACAAGCTGGTCCACAACCTTCAGAAGCTGAAAGAATAGCTGCACAAAAAATGCAAACAGAAATGGCTAAAGAGGAATTAAAACAACAAGGTAAACTAGCAGACATTCAGGCAAGAGAAAGAGCTTCTGCTAATAAAGTATCTACAGAAGCACAATCAAGCCAAGCAAGGTCTGATGCAAAGAAAGAATTAGCATTATTAGATAGTGATATGAAAATAGCTGAAGAAATGAATAAGGAAGCAAGAGATGAGTTACAGAGATAATTACGATAATATAAACTGGAAAAAATGCACTTTTAAACCAGTAAAAACAACAAAAAGAACAAAATCACACCAAGTAATGAGTGATATACAAGAATTTGTGTCTCCTATCGACAAAACTGTTATAGGCAGTCGTTCTCAAATAAGAGAACATGAGAGGAAACACAATGTTAGGCAATGTGGTAATGATTACACAAGTTCTACAAAACCTAAATTTTGGGATAATATGATTAACAATAAAAGAGGATAATATGACACAAGAAAGCACTCCTACACAGGAATCAGCACCTGAAAAAGCACCTACATTAGAAGCAGTATTAGAAGGTGCTATTAACCAAACTATAGAAAAAGAACCTGAAACACCTAACACAGAAACACCAAAGGAAGAAGTGGAAAACACCACTATTCCTGATGCTCCCAAACAAGTGGAGAATACTAATTCCGAAGAATCTGATTCTGATTCATTAGATCAGGTAGCACCTGAAAATGAAGAAGAAACCCAAGATTCAAAAGAAGAACCTTCTGATGATGCCGTAGTGGCTCATGTTGATGGAGAGGATTCGAAAGAAACACCTTTAGAAGCTCCAAAAAACTGGTCAGAAGACGTAAGAAGTAAGTTCAAGGATTTACCTCGTGATGCACAGGAGTATATGCTAAAGCGAGATAAAGAAATGACTGCTGATTACACAAGAAAGACGCAAGAAGTAGCTCAACAACGCAAAAGTTTTGAATCATTAGATAAAGTTATAGCTCCAATGAGACAGCAAATTGCAGCAAGTGGTGTAGGAGAAGCAGAATATATCTCCAGATTACTTAATGCAGATATGGCACTCAGAAATAACCCAAAAATGGCAATCAAGCAATTAGCACAAGGTTATGGCATTGATCTTTCAT